AAGAGACAGGTAGCAACCCGTGCTAACCGCATACACCGTGGCATCGTAACCACTGATGATGTGTACCAACACCTATCCTTGTGGGCACTAGAACACTGGCACAAGATAGAGCAGTGGCAAGCAGAAGAAAGTCTGAAGTTTAAACTGCGTAAGACTTTCTATAACGAGGCACAGAAGTATGTTGCCAAGGAACGCTCACACCTATCGCGCTCGCCAATGAATGACAGTTTCTATTACACACCCGAAGTACTACATGAACTACTGCGTGATGTGTGGACACATGAGGGTTGGACTGATACGCCTGACATGAGCAGTGAGTACATTTCTCGTAGTGCTAAACCTTCAGAAGGTGGCAATCGTATTGCGTTGCTATCGGATGTTACTGCGGGGCTAGACCGTCTAAACGAGAACGACAGAAACCTGCTGCGCATGCGCTATGCCAATGGTGGTATGGAGTTTGGTGCGCTGGCTGAATCACTCGGAGCCACAGAGGAAGCAATGCGCAAGCGTGTCAAGCGTGCGCTCACCAAGTTACAAGACAGGCTCGGCGGTGAAGCACCGCAATGGCGTGGGCGTAGGCGTGTTCGCAGTAACGCAGAAGCACGAGCAGAGATTAGAAATCAGGAGGAGCAGGAATGATTATTGGACTAAGCGGTTATGCCCGAAGTGGTAAAGATACAGTGGCGGAGTTGCTCGTATTGAACTATGAGTTTAAACGAGTGGCATTTGCTGATGGTATACGGGATGCTTTGATTGCCCTGAACCCCATCCTTCATGACGGTCATCGTCTAAACGAGATAGTCCAGATGTATGGATGGGATGTTGCCAAGTCTAAGGATGAGGTGCGCCGTTTGTTACAGGTCATGGGCACCGAGGTGGGTCGCAAGTTAATCCATGAAGATGTGTGGGTGTGGCGTTTGTTCAACACTATTGGTGATAATGAACGCATCGTGATTCCTGATGTGCGCTTTCCTAACGAAGCCAATATGGTGAAGGACAGAGGTGGGGAAGTGTGGCGTATCAACAGACACAACCACACCGCAATCAATGAGCATGTATCTGAGCGTGCTATGGATAACTATATGTTTGAGCGCGTTGTTTACAATGATGGAACCCTTGATGATTTATCTGATGAAGTGTTTATGTTAATGAGGCATGCGTTTAAACTGTGACAGAAGATGAGTTCACTGAAAGATTCCTTCTTCTCCATGGTGCGTACATACAGAAGTTTGTACAGAAGATTGAGTACTCAAAGATTACAGAGAAAGATGAGTGGTCTAAAGGTTTAAACGCTGGTCTTGACTGGGCTATCCGTATTATTACTGGTGATAAATCTGCTTCATAAATAGAGAAGCACCCGCATCTGTGACTGGATACAGACCTGACGAAAGGATTTTTGCGGGTGCCTCTTGTTCTTAGTGTAACCTATCGTTGCGTTTCCTTCAAGTGCGGGTCGGTTAATCCCCACTTGCGTTTCTTGCGTTCTCTATCACGCATCACTGGTGTCATACCACCCCAAATACCGTAGCGTTCGTGGGCTAAACCCCACTCACCGCATGCTTCAATGACTGGGCATCCACCGCATACTCGCTCACGGATGTAGCGTTCTTCTTCAGGCGTGAACTTATCTGTTACTGGGTAGAAAACATCGGTGGGTACACCGAAGCATTTAGCATCCTCAAAGTTGCGAGCGTTGTACACAAGCGTGTAGTACACACGATTGTTTAAACTTAATGCCTTGCGTACCCTATGAAATCTTGGTCGTGTTGACATAGCCTGCTCCTCTCAGAAACTCAAGCACTGTTGACAGTAGTATCTCTACCTTCATGGGTCGCAGCACCACTGGGTCACCTGCTTGTTCAGCGTTGAAGGTTAGTCCACTCAGTATGAGGTGATTCTCCAAGCCCTTGATTACCTCTTGATATTCGGTCATTAGTACCACCCTCTTGAAAGATTGCTGCCTAGTGCCTTACAGATATTTCCACCGTATTTGCGTTGGATGTATGCGAGTCCTGCTTCAACCTGTACGAAGCCATCATCGGTGCGTTTAAACCCTACAAGTTTCCAAGTTACTGGCATGAACTGTGCGATTCCGTAGGCTCCACTCTCGCGGTTGAGCGAGCGCGGATTCCAATTACTCTCGCGCATCCACAGTGTGTATAAACAAGACCACTGTTCTAACTTACCCATCTGTGTGAGCATGTCCACTGCGTAGCGTTGGTACTCGTTCTCGTAGAAGGCAACCACTGTGCCTGCCACCTTGCCGTCATTGACCAACGGTGTGATAGGCACATGTGATTTGTCAAAAAACCTGTCGTCTATCGCCACGCTTGCCGTGACGATGAGGAAGATAGCGACAATTCGTTTTAGCATTATGCTTCCTTTTCCTGTTTGGCACTGATGTTTTGTATCAGTGTGAGTAAGTAATCGGGGATGTCTGTGTCGTAGCCTTCACCATCTGACTTACCTACGAGGATGACGCTACCCACAAGGTGAGGCGTGTTCCCCAATAGATATGAGATTGCGCTCGCCATTGGGTTCAGTGGCTGGCTCTTGAGTAACCCTTCATCATCTAAGTATAGGTTACCGATTTCAGTGGCGTTGTAATCGTATAAACGAATGGCATCAATCCAACCGCCAACTGCTTCTTGATAGTCGGAGAGTTGTCTAAACACTTTCTCCTCATGCGTTCCATCGGGGCGTATGACTACGCCTTTGACTGGCTTTACTTCAGTCATTTTCCTCTCCTTCTGCTAGTGATTTCATTAGGTCGTTGATGCTTGGTGCTTTGATGTCGTCATCACATATCGCACCATGTGGCACGATTGTGTTTGAGATAGTGCCACCACATGCGCCACACTTTGGGGTCATGATGCCACCTTGCCTAGGTCTACGCGTTCAGTGACGATGAAATAATCTTTACCGTCCTCGGTCACTAGGTCGTATTCGGTGCGCTCGCCAACTACCCAACGGCATGCGCCCATGTTTGCCACCGCATCTAGGATGTCGGAGGCGTGTTCATCTGAGTCACACCATCTACCTCGTAGGGTAGCGATAGTGATACCTTGAACAACGCTTGAGTATCCATCAATCGGTGATGTGAATTGAACACCGCCATCAACTTCAGACACCGCGATGTCTACTGAATAAACACCGCCATCAGGTAGCGTTTGATAGTAACTGTTACTCATGAGTTCAGCCCTTCCATCATGTCGTTTAGTTCTGAGTAGGATAACTTATCGCTAATCCATTTACAACCATCTTGAGTTGTTGCGTTCTCAAGTCCAGCGATGCGCACCCAATCACGGTAAGGCTTCGCACCTTTGTATGCCTTCATGAATATGCTGGCTGATATGTACAGTGGATAGTCGTTGTTTATCCACAGCGCACAGTTCCAAGTTTCGTAGTTCTTCCAGCCTTCGTAGGTTTGTGTTCGTGTTTGTGTACGCATGTCTAAACACCAGCGCTTTCTTCTAGTTTGCGTAGTTGTTCTCTGATTTTTGCGAGGCGTTCTGCCTTTGTTGCGTGATTGCGTAGCCCTAGTTTGGCGCACTCCTCACGATAGAGAGTCACATATTCCTCTCGGTGGCGTTCCACGAGTTGGCTTTTCGCCCTGCTTTGAGCCAGTGCGTGCTTGCTCGTGGGTTCTTTCTTTGTTGTGTCGCTCATTAGAATGGGCGCTCCACCATGTTGTTCATCTGCTTACGCATGTCGCTGATGCGAGCGCGTAGGTATCTGTTCTCTCTCTCAAGTCGTGTGTTCGCACGAGTTACAGAGAGGGCTAAGATAAGTGCTGCGATTAGTCCTAAACTAACCGCAATCATGTCGGTTACTAGCATTTTTTCCCTTTCGTAGGTGTGGCGCTGTTGCCACTATCAGATAATTACATACACGAAAATATAAGTCAAGCATTTACGATAAAAAAATAAAAATAATTTTCTGTACTGTCTAAACAGTAGAACAAAAGTTCCTGGAGTATTTCTTCTACTGTCTAAACAGCACGAACAATCCCTGGAATTTCTGGCGGCATAACTGTCAAGTGTTTAGACAGTACGAAGTAGTTGTAACTACATTGTGCGCACAACAAAAAAACCCCCGCCGCAGCGAGGGTTCTCTTGTCTAAACACTAGAAGGATAAATCCTCCTTGTCATTCCACCATTGTGCGTAGCGTTGCGCTTTGCGTTGATTGTATTTGCCGTAGTAATCTAGTTCGGTGGCGTAAGCAGGCTCGCGTTCGGTGCGATAGGTAGACCACCAGTTATGCGGTTCATACCTGCTTGGCTTGAAGGTCTGATACTCAGTGATAGCACCGTCACGCACCTTGAAGTACTCACCTTCTGATGCCTCATGAATCCAGTCAAGTTCGCAGTCGGTCATGATTGCTGCGTTCTCTACTGTGTCCTTGGTTGAGCCATAGAATAGGGAGCCAGTGCTTGCTTGCGCGAGCCATAGTGGGGATGAGTTGACACGCGCTAGGTGTAGCGTTCGTGGGTCATGTTGCGCAATCCATGCGAGCGCTGCGGTGCCGTAGATTTCGGGCAGAATCTCCCACGGTTTACCCTCGCTGAAAGCGATGAGCGCAGCGACAGCCTCTGAATCTACCTGACCGACACGAGGCACACCTAATTGTCTAAACAGTTCGGTGTCGTTGCTGATGTGTCCGTTATGCGTTAGCACAATCTTTCCGCGTGGGATTGGGTGGTTGTTGCTGGCAACCTGCGGGGAGCCTTGGGTTGCGTAGCGTGTGTGAAGAATCGCGGTGGTCGCGCCTTCACATAGGCGTGCGCCTGCCTTGGGCACGAAGTTGGTTGCGCTGGTTGCTGCCTTGCTGATAACCCTGCGCCCTGTGCGTGGGTTTATCCACGCAGCACCAGTGGCGTGTTGCCCACGGTGTTCTATGTCGTACAGCATCTGCCCAGCAAGGTCGCTGGTTGCGATGCGTGAGTAGTGTTTAGCGTCTAAACAGTAGCCTGCTATTCCGCACATATATTTTTTCTCCAGTCTGTGTAGGTTATGCGTGAAGTATATCACACACTTTGTTCTAGTATTCGCAACCCTTACATGTGGGTTGTAAACAGTCGCCACAAGTGACGCGTTCGTTTAGACAGTCGGGTGAGTGTGGCTCACTGAAGTGCGAGCCACATTTCACGCAGCAATCATCCGCTCCGTATCTCATCGCGCACCGTTGCGTTTAGACAGTGCCCACAATAGGAGCGCGATAAGTAGCAAGGCGCTTCCGTCTATCCACTGAAGCCACCATGGGAGCGCGTTCGTATACATGTCTAAACACCTGCCTCTACTGGCTCAAGTTTTTCGTCTAAGCCGACAGCCTTCGCGCCTGTGAGAACAACAATCTCTCCGTGGCGTTCGTCAACAATCGCATTAGGGAAAACGGTAAACACTACATCCATCGCCTGCGATAGGGTCATGTTTTTTATTTTGTCTAAACAGTGGACGCATCTTGCTTTAGGGTCAAGCGTTTCCATGTCGTAGTAATATCCGCAGCCAATACATTCCGCGTACATATTTTTTCCTTTCGTCTAAACACCACGGGCTTTCCGTGGCGTTCGTGCCCGCCGTGGGTTACGCTCCCACGCTCACCCACTAGGGGCGGGCTGCCTGCGCTATCCGTTTAGACGGGCAGCGCGGGTCTTGAGCCAATCGCCAGTGCTGGCGTTTAGACAGTCAAGCGACACGAGCGCATCAAGCAGGGTCTGGCACTGTTCAACGCTGGTCTGGTTTTCCCATGGCGTAATGCCCACGGTGTCGGTGAGGTTGAGCCCTATCTTGGTCGCGTCAATCATGCCCGCGATGAGTTGGCTCCATGCGATTGCCTTCACACCGTTCAAGGTGCCTTGGTGTAGGCGTACCTCAACGGTACCGTGACGGCGCACGCTCTCAAGGTTGAGCGATGTGTAGCGGTCACCGTTGAAAGCGCCCACCTGATTGTTGAGCGTGAAAGACGCTTGGCGTTCTGCGTATTGCTGATTCAGCACACGGCAGAAACGATTGTTTAGACGGCTTGGCGCAACAAGGGCAGAAATTGCGTGATGCCCTGCGTACCAATTCATCACGAAATTGGTTAGGTGACGCACGCCAGTGGATTCATCACCAAAAGCGTTTAGACCGATATGGACATGAAAGCCAGTCGCACGGTCTACATGAGCGCCTGATTCCTTCAGCACCTTCGTTACCTTGTGCGCCTCGTTTAGACGGCTCGCGGTCAGGATTGGGCTAACGATTTCTGCGCCGTTGCGCACGCTGCCGTCATAGACGGCTTTCCAATTCTGACAGGTGTCGTGAGTTGTGTCGGGGCGCTCACAAGCGATTCCCGCAGCGTTTAGACGGCTCGCAGCCGTGCTTGGTGAGATTCCTTGAACCTCAAATTCCATTCCAAATGTCGTTGCTGTAGTCATGACTAGCGAGCCTCCTTCATGGATTGGTTACAGGCGGGGCAGATTGGAGCGCCGTAGGTGATAAGGGTTGAACGGCTGATTCTTGCGATGTACTGGTCAACCTCGCAGAAAACTTTTTTCAAGCGGGTTGTTTGCTTGGGCGCTAATTCTGCGCCTGCTGGTTTAGGTCTTGCCATGGTTGGTGCCTCTCGTCAGTGGCGCTACCTGCGCCGTTGGTGGAATTGTGGCATACCGTCTAAACAATTACAAGCATCCTCAAAAAGCAGCGTCATTCACTGGTTTTTCGCATGTCTGCTGCCTCAAATCCCGGGAAGATTCTTACGCCGTGCCACGCTGCTACACGCTGCGCCGTGTAAGTTACTACTGAGTAACCACGAGAAAACCATTGATTTATATTGTTTTTTCGCATTGTATGTTAGCGCGATGATGAGATTTTCCCGTGTTTTCTTTACTTTTTCGCATGTTACTGATGAGTAACTTATGAGCCGTTTTGCTGCCGTTGCGGGTAATTGGTTGAAGATTCAACTATCTTGGATTCAGCGCTGCGTTGCTTGAGTGTTTAGACAGCAGCGATGCGGGGCGCGGGCGATAGATACAGCGCGAGCGTTTAGACAGTAGTAGCCAGCATCCGCACTAGCAGTAAGTGAAAGCAGCCAAGCACATGCCAGCACGCAGCCAAGCAGCCTTGTAAGTAAGTGAGTGAGGTGCTTGTCAGCACCCCAGGGTTTTTAAAGTCAGTCTGTGTATGTGTATGTGTGTATGTATACATAACTTTGCTAGTCCTCGCCCCCCATAAATGTGGCTCTGACCTGCACTTTTATATGATTTACTATAGATGTGTCGTAAATCACACACCCAAAAGTGTCCGATAAGGACCTTTTGGACACCTATAGTATTAGTGAGGAGGCGATAATATCGGAGCCTCCGAACAGTAACTGCGACCCTAAGGGGTCGCCCTAGTAGAAGCCCTAACCTTCGGCTTCGTTTGGACTACGCCTTCGGTTAGGAGTTTAGCCCTAAGACTCCGTATAGCCCGTCTTAGGAGAACCTATGGAAAGAAAAAGAGTTACAGCGCAATCACACAAAAGTGATGCTATCAAAAAGCAAGTTATAGATTTTTTAATGCAGGGCTACTCTGTCCAACGAGCCATGGATGCCGTTGGGCGAAGTGTCAAGACCTATGAGTACTACCGAAAGGTAGACCCTGAGTTTGCCACTGCTGTGGACAAGGTGCGGTCCATGACCGCCCGTGGCGAGATAGGCTCAAGCAGAGGGGAAGTACCACCCTTCCCCGAATTCTCAGAGAAGTACCTAGGCGTTCAGGTATTTGAACACCAACGCCATTGGATAGATTTATTAGAGGGTAGAGAACCTACGGATACTCACCCTGCTATAACCTACGAAAAGGGTGCGCCTGATTTACTTATCGTAAATACGCCACCTGAACACGCAAAGTCAACGACCATTACAGTCAACTATGCGGTATATCGGATTTGCCAGAA